AAAAGAATCTTTTAAAAAAGAACTAGATAAAAAAACTGAATTAATATCTAGACAGACTAAAACCGATATTATAGTTTCTCAATTAGGTTGGGAAAAAGGAGTCGATTATCCTGTATGGGGACATACGGAAATCTATGTCAAGACCATATCAAATGGATATTTATTAGAAGGTGAAACCCCGAAAGATGCATATTGGAGAGTATCTACAACAATTGCAAGAAGACTTAAAAAACCTGAAATGGCTAGTAAGTTTTTTGATTATATTTGGAAAGGCTGGTTAAATTTAGCCTCTCCTGTTTTGTCAAATACTGGAACAGAAAGAGGACTTCCTATTTCATGTTTTGGAATTGATGTAGCTGATTCAATCCATGATATTGGTAAAAAGAACTTAGAAATGATGCTACTTGCCAAAAATGGAGGTGGAGTAGGAATTGGAGTAAATCAAATAAGACCAGCAGGTGCAGATATTACAGATAACGGTACTTCAGATGGTGTAGTTCCATTTTGTAAAATATACGATTCTACAATTCTTGCTACAAATCAAGGAGCAGTAAGAAGAGGAGCAGCATCTGTAAATATAGACATTGAACATAAAGATTTTTGGGATTGGTTAGAAATTAGAGAACCAAAGGGAGATGTAAATAGACAATGCCTTAATGTTCAACAATGCGTTGTAATTCCCGATGACTTTATGGATAAAGTAGACAATGGTGATAAAGAATCTAGAAAAAGATATGCTGCTGTAGTTAAAAAACGTAAAGCAACTGGTCAGCCTTTTATGATGTATAAAGGAAATATTAACAGAGCAAACCCAGAGGCTTATGTTAAAAATGGCCTTAAAGTTTATATGACTAACATTTGTAGCGAAATCGCATTACATACTGATGAAAATCACAGTTTTGTATGTTGTTTAAGTTCTTTGAATTTAGCAAAATATGATGAGTGGAAACACACAGACGTTATTCAAACTGCAACTTGGTTTCTTGATGGAGTTTTAGAAGAATTTATACAAAAGTCAAAATTTAGACAAGGATTTGAAAACGCAATTCGTTCTGCTGAAAAAGGTAGAGCATTGGGTCTTGGAGTTCTTGGATGGCATACATATTTACAAGAAAGAGGAATTCCATTCGAAGGGTTAGCAGCTCAATTTGAAACCCGAAAAATATTTAGTCAAATACAAATTGAAAGCGAAACAGCAAGTAGACAATTAGCAGAAGAATTTGGCGAACCTCTTTGGTGTGCTGGAACTGGAATGAGAAATACTCATTTAAGAGCTGTGGCACCAACTGTAACCAATTCAAAACTTAGTGGAAATGTAAGTCCAGGAATCGAACCATGGGCTGCTAATGTATTTACAGAACAGACTGCAAAAGGAACCTTTATTAGAAAAAATCAGTCTCTTGTTAAATTCTTACAAAAGATAGGACATGATACTTCTCAAGTTTGGTCTAAAATTCTAGAAGACCATGGAAGTATTCAAGATGTTGGTGTATTAGATAATTATATGATGACATCTGGAGTTCATGTAGATTCTGAAAATTTTGAAGTATTAACATTAAAGCAATATAATTCTTTGTCAGATAACATCAAAAAGGATATGTTCGTTTCACCTAAGGAAGTATTTAAAACCTTTAAAGAAATCAATCAGTTGGAATTAGTAAGACAGGCAGGAGTTAGACAGCAATATATCGATCAGTCAGTTAGTCTTAATTTGGCATTTCCAAATACAGCATCCCCTAAATTTATTAATAAAGTACATTTAGAAGCATACAAGCAGGGAATCAAGACTCTTTATTATATGAGAACCGAATCAGTATTAAGAGGAGATATCGCGGCATCAGCAACTGATGAAGCTTGTTTAAGCTGCGACGGATAAAATATGCGACTCTTTGGAGTCGCCATTAGGACCGTTATAGTTACGGAACAAAAGGGAAGAGTATCGCTACGCTTCCCTTTTTTTGATAGATATATAAACCATATTAAAAATAAAAAACTAATAATGATTTTAGGGTACAATGACTTTTTACTAGAAAAACAATTAATCAGATCTAGGAGAGATTTAGCAATTTCTGTATTCGAAAGACTCGAAGAGGTTAAGCCTATATTGACAGAAGCTGTAGATATGGTAGAACTTGGAATTTTTGATGATTTTACTTTAGAAAGTTTTTCTAATTTTACAGAAGAAGAACTAAATGAAAATTTATTTAAAATAGCAAAAGAAAAATTACAAAAAGCCAAAGAAACTATAAAACAAAAGGGAAAAGATGCCCTTTCAGGTGCTCAAGAAAAGATAATTAAATTTGGTGGAGACGTATCTAAAGTTATTAAGACCGTTATTAAGCAGATACAGGAAGCTATCAAAAAAGCACTTGACGCAGGTAAAGCAATTGCACAAAAAGCAATTGCAAAAGGAAAAGAAAAGGTAAGTAAAGCAATTGGACAAATAAAAGACCCTAAAAAATTATCAGAAGAACTTAAAAACGGAAAGGCAATGCTGGCTGCAACCGCAAAATGGGTAGCTGGTGGTTTTTCAAAAGAAGCAGCAGGAGCAATGTCAAAAGCTGCAAAAGATTCTGGAGAATCTACAAAAGAATCTTTTAATCCAATTTATTTTGAATTAATGATTACGGAGGGAATAGCACATTCAATTAGATCCGGTGAAATTAACCTAGATGAACTTGTTAATGAAGGAGGAGGAGCCAAAATACCTTTCATATCAACAATAGCAGCCAAACTTAATGAGTACCCTCCATTTAAACAGTTATATGCTGTTAAAAATAAAACAAAAAAACTAGTAGGTGGTGGTTTAGAAAAGTTTTCAGCTTGGGCAACAGAAGTAGCAGGAGCTCCAGGTCCTTATAAATTTATTGCACTTGCAACTATTATTGGAATACTTGTAGAAATGGAAGTTAAAGGAGTTGGTAAGAAATTATTAAAATTCGCGTTGCATGGTATACCAATGGTCGGTACAATTATTTCGATAGCAGCAACAGTTGCTAAATACTTAGCGTATATTGCTATTATAGAAACTCTTCTATCTGAGGTACAGGGTAATGAAGAGCCTGAAGAAGCACCCGAAGAAGCACCCAAAGAAGCATAACTATTTTTGAAACAAAACACTAATTTATGATATAATTAACAAATAAAAATTATATCGAAATGAAATTAGAAATTGACAAAATTGACCAGCATGCTTTTATTAGCTTTATTAATCGATTAAAATTAATCGACTCTTTTATTTATTTTAAGATAAAAGATAATCAAGTTATTTCAACATGTTATTTACCACAAAGAGATGCTGTAAAACATCATTCAGTATCAGTAGACACATTATTTGGCGGAGCTACAACCCCTGATAATTCCAAAGAGTATAAAATAGCATTCTTTGATGCAAACAGAATTATTGATGCATTTAAGCAATTCGAACATGACTCTATCCGTTGTGAAATTGAATTTATCCAAAACGAACAAGACTTCGTAGCTTCTACTTTTAAAATCTTTAATGATGAATTAGAAATTACACTTGCATGTTCAGAGCCTTCTCTTGGTTACCAAGATTTAACTACTGAGCAGATAGAAGGTATCTTCGAAAGAAGCCAAATGGACTTCCAATTCCCAATTGACAATCACTCAATCAACAGATTGAAATCTTTGTTTAATTTAGAGAAAGAAGAGACGTTTGATATTAACTCAAATGGAACTGGAGTACAAGTTAAAGGTAAAACGTTTAATGTTGTAATTAGTCAAAGCGCAACTGGAGATGGTACTGCAACTCTTTATAAAAAATACTTGGCTCTTCTAGACAAAGAAGAATATAATGTACATGTATCAAATAATAAAGTTGTATTTGATTCAACTGAGTCAGAAACTCTTTTAACAATTTCAACATGTAAAACTGCCTAAATGGAAGAAGTAATTGAGGCGGTAGATTATGACAGCATGACTGTCGAAGAGTTAGAACAGTTACAGAAAGAATATACTGTACTTGCTAATAAATACACTGCATTTGAGCAGTCAGTTAAATTATCACTTAACAGTATTTATGGTGCATTTGGTAACAAGTGGTTTCACTTCTTCGACATTCAAATGGCTGAATCAATTACACTTCAAGGTCAAGATGCAATCCTTTACTCCGAAAGTATTCTAAACAAATACTTTACGGAGTTTTGGCATAAGGATTTAAAATTACATGAAAGACTAGGTATAAAAGTAAAAAATAAACTTGTAAAACCTTCAGTAATTTATATTGACACTGATAGTAATTATGTTCAGTTCGGTGAAATGTATGAATCCATTGAATGGTTAGATGAATCTAAAAAACTAGACGTAACCACGTTTACATTAGAAGTATACAATCTTAGAATCAAAGACTATATTTCAATGGCAATGCAAAAATATGCTAAAGAAAGAAACACTGATAACTTCTTAATGTTTGAGTTAGAATCAGTAGCATATTCTGGTATTTTTATGACTAAGAAAAAATACATACAAGATGTATCATGGGATGATAAACTTCCTGTAAATGAAAGACACCCTTCTCTTAAAAAAGTAAAAACCGTAGGATATGATACAATTCAAAGTTCTACTCCATTATTTGCTAGAAAGAAATTAACTGAAGCATTGACTTTACTTTTTAGTAAAGGTGTTACACCTGGTCCTAATGAATTACAAGAAATTGTATCATTCATGAAAGAATGTAAAAAAGAATTTAAACTGGTAGATTTAGATGATATTTGCTTTAATAGAAAAACAAATAACATACATAAGTATATAATAGATGACCACAAAGAATTTCAGATAGGTCTTAAATGCCCTCCAAATGTGAAGGCTGCTGGGTTTTATAATTATTTAATGAATAACAACCCAAAATACAAAAACAAATATAAAATGATAGCAAATGGTGAAAAGCTTAGAATCTATAATACTAAGCATCCTATATGCGACACATTTGCTTATTTACCAGGAGACCATCCTTATGAAATAGCTCCAGAAATAGACTATGATACACAATTTGAAAAATGTATGATTGACCCTATAAACAGAGTATTAAGAGCAACTGGCCTGCAAGAATTAGATACTAATTTAATTTATGCATCGGCTTTATTCTAAAAAAATAAAAATAAAATGTTAGAAGATTTAAACGAAGAAGAAAGAGGAAAGGTGGATCGGTACATTAAACTACATAAAGAGTTTGATGAAATTAAAACAATTATGGACACTCTAAATAAAAGGTCTAAAGAACTTTTAGAAGAATTAGAGAAACTTAGAAAATCAGAAAAAAAATAAAAATAAAATGGCAAAGAAAAAAGAATTTAGTTTTAATGACTTAAACGCAGAATTAGCAGATATAAACCCATTAGGGTCCGTTATGTCAGAAAGTGATTTTAGCGAGGTAACAGAATATATCGATACTGGCAACTATCACCTTAATGCATGCGTAAGTGGTTCACTTTTTGGTGGATGGCCAAACAGCCGAACTTGCGCACTTGCTGGACCTTCAGGTACTGGTAAAACTTATCTTATTTTAAATAGTGTTAAAAGGGCAATAGACATGGGTTACAGCGTCGTCTTCTATGACTCTGAAGCGGCTGTTGATAGACAATTAATGAAAAAGTTTGGAATTGATGTGAGTAAAGTCAATTATCAACCGATTAATACTGTTCAGGCATTTAGACATTCAGTAACTACAATTACTACAAAGATGCAAGAAGTCAAAGCGGCTGGTGGAGAAGTTCCAAAGTTAATGATTATTCTTGATAGTGCTGGTAACTTGGCAACTCAAAAAGAAATTAATGATGCTGTTTCTGGAAGCGAAAAAGCAGATATGACAAGAGCAAAAATTCTTAAATCAATTTTTAGAATTATAATGACTCCATTGGCAGATTTGAAAATTCCTTTCTTATTCACAAACCACACATATATGTCGCAAGGTTTTATTGCGCAACAAATTGCAGGTGGTGGAACTGGACCAGAATACGCAGCTTCAATTGTTCTTTTCTTAAATAAAGCACAATTAAAAGAAGGTACTGAAAAAACAGGAATTATTGTTACAGCAAAACCAAATAAGAACAGATTTGCAAAACCAACCCCAATCAAATTTCACTTACACTTTACAAAAGGAATGAATAGATATGTAGGTCTAGAGCAATATGCAACTTGGGATATTTGTGGAGTAGCAAGAGGAACTATTGTAAAAGGCGAAAAAGTACCTAAAGAAACAGCTAGAACTTGGATATGTGATCACTTAGATACTGCAGTTTCAAATGCTGACTTTTTTACTGAAAAAGTTTTTACAAAAGAAGTTTTAGAAAAAATCAATACTCATATTCAACCGATATTTAACTATAGCGATATGGTACAGGATATAAATGTTGATGAAATCTTAGAAGAAGCAGAATAATGATTTTAAAAATAGACGAAGATAAACTTCCCATAAAGTATATCTTAGGCGTTCATGAATCTCTTCCAGAGTATCCTGATGGCTTCGATATACTTTATGAAAAAATCAAAACACATGTTGGTCAAGAAAACAAATGGAACTTTACCAGACATGCTGTTATTAGATACTTAATAACGGAAGGCACAGATGAAACAAAAATTGATAATTCTCTACAACAGTTAATAGATGATGGCTGGATAAGAACTATCAACGAGACCCCAGGAAAAGAATCATTTAAAATACTTAAAAACCCATTTGAATAATGAACTTCAGTCAAGATTACGAAAAAATATTCTTTAGACTTTCTTTAGAAAGAACAAAATACCTAACTACAATAAAGTCAGGTTTTTATTCTTCAGAAGAAATTGATATATTGTCAACCCTTTCCTTAAAATTCTATAATAAGTTTAATGAAACTCCAAAGAAAGAGCAACTTAAATTATTAGTAGAAAATGCTTCAGGAGCTAAAGATAGAATAAGCGACAATATAATCAATATCATATTTGATGTTGACTTAGACCAATATGATGAAGAATGGTTGTTATCTACTGCAGAATCATGGATAAAATGGAGAAACTTCGATACCACTTTAAATGATACTATTGAATTTGTAAAAACAACTTCAGTAACTCCAGAAAATACAGACCATATTATTTCTAAAGTAAAGACATTAATTAATGAAAGAAATAATCTTACTTTTAATAGTGATATTGGTCTTGATTTCTTCGATGTAGAATCTCATGACCAAAAAAGCACCGAAAAAATAAGTTCTGGATATAACTTCTTAGATAGAGTTTTAGAAGGTGGCTATGATAAAGGTGGTAACTTGGTAGTATATGCTGGAGAGCAAAACATTGGTAAATCAATATATTTAGCAAATGATGCTGCTGAATTCGTTAAAGAAGGTACAAATACTGCGGTAATTACAGCGGAAATGGCAGCTCATAAATTTGTAAAAAGAATAGGTTCAAATCTCTTAGGTATTCCAATCAATGAATACACTGAAAAGTCTAAGAATAAAGATTACATTAAAAGAAAATTAGAAACTGTAGGAAATGGTTTTACACCACCAGGCCAGTTATTTATTAAGCAGATGCCAACTTCACAAGCAACTGTTTTAGATATTGAAGCACATCTTGCTCAAATTGAAGAAGAGAAAGGAATCAAATTAGGAGCTGTCGTTATTGACTATATAAATATCTTAGCGAACTATAGAAACCCTAATAGTGAGAATACTTATATGAAAATTAAGCAAATTGCTGAAGACCTTAGAGCAATGGGTGTAAGAAACAATTGGTTGATAATTACAGCTACTCAAATTACAAGAAACGGATATAATTCAACAGATATTACAATGAACGATATTGCTGAATCAGCAGGTCTTTCACATACCGCAGATGTTATGTTAGGAATTATACAAGATGACATTATGCGAGCAAACAATGAATATAGATTAAAAATATTAAAAATAAGAGATGGTGAAGGTAAAGGAACCAAGTGTAAACTTGATATCAATTGGAACTATCTAAGATTAAACGAAACAGACGAAATAACAACAAGTAACATTCACGCGATATGAGAAAAAAGACAGACAAGATATTCGATAATAATTTTGATTCCCCTGAAGGAGAATTTGGTGGCAAAATATCTTTTAATTTAGACCCTAGTCTAGGAGGTGCAGATGAAGAAGATGTGATTTATCGAGACATGCTACAAAAAGAAATTCATGGACTTATTAATAACTCTAGATTTAAAAAATTTAACGAGATAGACGAGTTTTCAAATGCTATCAAATTAAAGAAGATGGATATTAATGAAGTTTATGGTTTTATGATGGATGAATTATTAGAAAAATATTCTAGAATAGACATATTTTCTGAAATGTCAGAGTATTTTAATGTTCACCCTACTAAATTTTACAATTCACTATCAAACATATTTAAAGAAGGTTTAATAGCTGAGTTGGATAATAAAACTGGAATTCTTTCAAAGAAAAATATAAACAAACTTTTTTAAATGATTAGCGAACAGGTATTAAATATGCCCGTAAAAAGGGTATGGATATTAGGCGACCTTCATTTTGGAGTAAGATCGAATTCTCTTGAATGGTTAGAAATTCAAAAAGACTTTTTTGAAAATGAATTTATACCTACATTAGAGAAGGAATATAAACCAGGAGACGTCTTAGTTCAAGTAGGAGACACTTTTGATAATAGACAAAGTATCAACATAAAGGTACTTAATTATGCTATAAACTTATTCGAAAGACTTGGTAAGATATTACCTACACATATTATTTGTGGAAATCACGATATATGGGCTAAAAAGACAAACGATATAACTTCAATTGACAGTCTTAAATGGATTCCAAACGTTCAAGTTTATACAAAGCCTATAGAATATAAGTGGTTAGATAAAAAAATACTTCTCATGCCTTGGAGAAGAGATTCAGCACATGAAGCAGAAACACTTGCTGATTTTCCATCCAGTGAAATTGTATTTTGTCATTCTGAGGTTAAAGGAATATATTTGAATTCAAAAGTCAAAAATATGCATGGTAATGAAAGTAATATTTATGATAAGTATACAAGAGTCTATAGCGGACATATTCATTATCGCCAAGAAAAGAATAAACTTTTAATGGTTGGAGTTCCCTATCAATTGACCAGATCTGATATGAATAACTCTAAAGGATTTGACCTTGTAGATTTAGAAACGATGGAAGAAACTTTTTATGAAAATGATTCTTCCCCTAAATTCTTAAGATACAATATAAAAATGTTATATGATATGAATCTAGGAGCTTTTAAAGAGCAGATCAAAAACAATTTTGTAGATTTATACGTTCCTTCAGATATCGCGTCAAATGCTTCTCTTTCGAATCTTATTAATAAAGTACAGAAGATTGGAAGAAGAATAGAGCCTAATATCTACCAAGAAGAGAACTTTATTGATAAAGACCTTTATGATTTAGATGAAATAGATGAAATGCAAAAAAATTACAGTGTTTTAGGTCTATGCGAAAAGTATGTAGATTCCTCAACATACGACTCAGATACTAAGAAAAAAATACTAGAAAAAATAGCAAATATTTACAATAACTGTACCAACAATTACGACATAGAACATGAAAATCAATAGTATTGAATTTAAGAATTTTGCAAGTTACGGTAATTCTATTCAAAAAATAGAATTCAAAGATGAAGCTGAACTTTATTTAACTTTAGGCAAAAATGGAAACGGAAAGACAACTATAGCAAATAGCATCATATATGCTCTTTATGGAAAAGTAGAAGGTGTAAAACTTTCAGATTTGCCTAATAGAATTAATAAAGAATTGTGGGTAAAAATCAATCTACAATGTAAAGATATAAATGTAGTAATAGAGAGAGGTCTTTCACCAGGAAAATTTAAAGTCATGATGAATGGCGTTGAATTTGATAAAGCAGGAAAAAGATCAGTTCAAGAATATTTAGAAGAAGAAATATTTGGTATACCTTACCATGTATTTAAGAACATAATCATATTAAGTATAAATGATTTTAAGTCTTTTTTAACAATGTCATCAAGTGATAAAAAACAAATTATTGATAAGATGTTTGGTTTTTCTATTCTAAATGATATGTTCAAAAATGTTAAAGAAGATAGAAAGCAAATAAAAATGGAAGTAGATTCTTATGAATCTGAACTTAATCAAATACTAGAATCTATTTCTTCTGTAAAATATAAACTTAATAATTTAGTAGAAGAGTCTAATAAAAAAGATAAAGAAAAAATACAAGAACTTAAAGAAACTTTGCTATCTTATGGAGAAGACATTCAATCTTTAAACAGCGCAAAATCTTCAATTAATGGAAAATTAGAAGAATTTGAAAAACTTTCTATCAGTAAAACAAAAGAACAAAACGATATTGTTAGAGAAAATAGATATTTAGATGAAAAGATAGAATTGTATAAGAAAGGCTCATGTCCAACCTGTGAAACAGCGTTAGATAGTTCTTTTCATACTGCTAAATTTGCAGAATTTGAAATATCTAAGTCTTCTAATGAAAAATCTATAGAAAGTTTAAAAGTTTCCATTAAAGATACAAATTCAAAGTTAGATGATTTAAAAGAAAAAAGAAAAAAGGTAGATAGCAGGGTAAATAATTTAAAGTACTCAATTAAAGATATTAAAGATGAGTTGATTAAAATTAAAAATGCAACTACTAATTCTGAGCAATTTGAACATCTTAAGCAAATTATCAAAGAATTTGAAAAGACAGAAAAAGAAAAAAGTGATAAGAAAAACGAAGTAGCAAAACAAGATGCTTTCATGTCTATTTTAGAAGAAATCTTAGGAGATAATGGAGTGAAAAACTTAGCAGTTAAAACTATTCTGCCAGGTTTAAATGCAAACATCGCAATGATGACTCAAACAATGCACCTTCAATTTCACATTAGATTCGACGAGAAATTTAATTGTATTGTAAATCACTTAGGAGAAGACATTAACCCGTTAACTCTCTCAACTGGAGAGAGAAAGAAAGCTGACTTTATAGTTATTATAGCGATAATTAAGATATTGAAGCTAAGGTTCCCTCAGTTAAATCTTATGTTCTTAGATGAGTTACTTAGTTCAGTAGATCAGGACGGAGTCTATAATATTCTTAAAATATTAAATGAGGTTATTAAAGAGAATGGATTGAATACTTTTGTAATTAACCACACTGAATTACCACATGAAATATTTGACCAAAAAATACAAATATATAGAGAAAACGGCTTCTCTAAATTTACAATAGAGAAGATCGATTAAAAGATAATATGGCAACTTATAACTTAAGATTCAATAAAGACGACAGTGTTGTAAGGCATTTAATCGTAGGTTTGTTAGCAGACTTAAATAAAAAGGTAACTTTTTGGAGACAACTTGATAATGAAACAAGGTCTTTAGTTGATGTTCCATTTTATTATTCTATAACTGGAGATGAAAACTTCTTGAAAGATAGTTTCTTATTTTCAACAGCAAATGGCTTAGATTGTGCACCAGAACCAGAAAAGGCAGATGGTAATTACGATCCAGTCCCAAGAGGAGTAATTAATATGAGCTCTCTGTCAATAGATGCTGGAAAGTTAGTTAATAAAAGAAATAGAGGTAACTTTTCTAAGATGAGCGATCAGGGAACATTAGAAGGGTATCAAGCTGAATTTGAACTTATTCCAATTACTATCGGAGTAGATGTTGAAATATTACTTTCAAGCCAACTAGATATTTTTAAATGCAGTGAAGAAATTATCAAAAGACTTTATAAGTCAAATCAATATAATGTTGAAGTAGGACATTTAGATGAGGGTCTTTATAGAATGGCAGCTTATTATGCTATGCCAGATGAATATTCTAATGAAAGACCTGTTGAATTTGGATTTGACGATAAAGGAAATTATAAGATAACATTTGGTTTAGAAATAAACTCATTTATGCCTTCGATAGACTTTAAAACAGAACAACATGCAGGTAATAGAGTGTTTGGTTTTACTAGTGGATTAACCGACGGTAACCAAATAGACGAAACACAAACAAATGAATAAATTTAAAAGATATATAAAAAAAATAAAATAATATTAAAATGGCAAAAGTTACACAAAACATTATCTCGCCTATTCACGTAAATGAAGACGGATCAACTTACATCTCTTTAGATGGAAAGGCGTTTTTAGTAAAAGAAAACGAGATTACAGAAGCAGAAATTACAAAGGCACCAAATGAGTTCAAAAACTTAGTTATAGCCCTTGACAAATTTAAAGTTACAAATGAAGGAGTTGCATGGTATCATGGAATCTCTAGATTTAGATACACTAAAGAAGATAATAAATTCTTTATTTCTAATTCAGAAGTTTTAAGTGAAAGTTTCAAAAACCACTTATTAGCAACAGGACTTGTAAGTTATTCTTTAAATCCAATGATTGACTTATTTGAAAATGCAGCTAAAAATCACGATAAATTTGTATCACTTGATTTTGCTACTAAAGTTTCAGTAGGCACGATTAAATGCTATGTTATGGAACAAAATGGAGATTTCTTCGTATATAAAATTAACGAAGCAAATAAAATCTATAAATTCGAAAAGATGACAGCTGGTGAATGTTTTGATTATGTTAAAGAACAAACAGGTCATCAATTAGTAATGGCTTCAGAATTACTTGAAGGTGATAGAGCTCAAGCAGCTGAAACTCACAAGAAAGTAGAGATTTTAGAGCAAATGATAGCATTCTTAAAAGACCAAAGAGGAATTATTGCAGAAGCTGATAAATCTATCGAAGAGATAAAAGAAGCTGATACTTTAATTAATTCAGAAATCAAAAGATTAGAAGAAGAAATTTCTAAAATAAAAGAAGGAAACGAGGGAGAAGGAAACGAACCAGAAGAATTAGAAGATGAAACTAAAGAAGTTGATTCTGACGAGGCTAGAGAAGCAGAAGGAGAAGAAGCAGATAAAGAAGTACCTGAAGACGAAGGAGAAGAAGGTGCAAAAGAAGTAGCTGAAAAAGAAGAAGCTGAAGTTGAAGAATCTGAAGAAGAGGAAGTTGAAGAAGCTATGGAATCTGAAGAAGAGGAAGTTGAAGAAGCTATGGAATCCGAAGAAGAGGAAGTTGAAGAAGCTATGGAATCTGAAGAAGAGGAAGTTGAAGAAACTGAAGAAGTTGAAGAAACTGAAGACGAAGAAGTAGCTGAAAAAAAAACTAACGAGGCAGAATTAGAAGAAGACCACGTTGACAGAGCTGATGGTTATGTACCAGGAACTCTTAAATACGGAATTGAAAATCATGCTGAAGGAACTGCAATCAAAGTAGACGCAGAAGGTTACACAACATCAGGGCAAGATGAATCTATTACTGTTTTTATTGGAGATTCTCCGGTAAAAGTTACTAAAAGAGAAATAGTTTTAGCAGATACTGAAACAATTTAAAAAAATAGTCTATAATATACAGATGAAAAATGTAAATAATTTTGAAGGTTTTATAAATGAAAATTTTGACCAAGCATTTAATATTCGAACATTAAAGGGTATTCGATTCACCTTACCACGATGGGAGCACGTAGATGATATGTTTAAAAAAGGAGATGAATTTGAAATTGCCTTTAATGACATGGCTGATACTGAAAAAATTTGGAAGGATATTAACAAAGCCCAAAAAGAACATAAATCTGTTAAGGCAATGGATATTGGTTGGATGTCAAATGAATTTCACGAAAATATTATTTCAGTTAAAGATGGAAATTACCCAGGTTTGACATATCTTTTTAAAGCATTAGATAAACATTATGGTAAATTCGGCGCAGCGATGGGTTGGAGATAAACACAACATAAACTTACTACAAAGGGCTAAATGAAACATTTGGCCCTTTTTTGATATAACAGATTAAATACACTAAAATGACACAATGCCCAGAAAAAAGAATTATTTAAACAACAAGGACCTTAGAGAGCAAATTATTATTTCTCTAGAGAACGATGAATTAACAAGAGAAGCACAAAAGATGCTACAATTATTAGCTGAAAAGGCTATTAATAAACTAAGGTACGCTAATGAAGATGACAGAAAAGACTGTCTACAATTCGCATTATTAGACCTTTTAAAGTATTGGAGAGGTTACAAGCCAAAATATCCTAATGCGTTTGCATACTACACTGAGATAGCAAAAAGAGGTTATGCAAAAGGCTGGAATAAATTACACCCACATAAATATAAAGGAACTCTTTCAATGGATAGAATCAATTCAAGCGATAGCGATTCAGGAAATTCTGGAATGTTCAACATCTAAAATGTCTATTAAAAACAATAAGCCTTCTGGCAATTCTAACTGGAATCAGGGTTACTATAACCCTGTTTACCCAAATAAATATGTTGGTAAAGGCCCTATTATCTACAGAAGTTCATGGGAACTAAAATTCATGAAGATGTGTGATAATAGAGAAGATATTGTTTTTTGGTCAAGTGAACCAGTAGAAATAAAATATTGGAGTTCCTTAGATAATAAAGAACATTCATATTTCCCAGACTTTTATATAAAAGTTAAAAAGAATGAAGGCTTCGAAGAAACTTTAATAGAAATTAAACCAGAAGAGCAAATAAAAAAGCCACAACCCCCTACAAAAAATAGCCAGCAAGCACTTAAGAATTATAAGTTTTTGGCAGAGCAGTTTATAAAAAATAGAGATAAATATAAATATGCAAAAGAATGGGCCAAATCAAGAGGTTGGAGATTTGTAGTTATGACAGAAAAAAGTCTTAAATAATGGGTCAGGTTAAAAGCGACATACAAAAATTAATTAAAGAACAGGGAAGCTTATCAGCAGCAAGGTCTTTTTCTGAGAAATGGTTTGAAAAAGGCAGAAACGCAGTTAATGAAAAAGGCACAAGTTTTACTTCTAAAAGGTTCTTTCCTGGAAAGATATATGTTTTTAGATATTCACCCATCTCTAAAACACTTCCATGGTACGATAAAAACCCAGTAGTTTTAGCATTAGATCCGAGTGGAGCAAATGATGTTGGAATTAACTTGAACCTTTTACCAAATACAGTCAAAGAGGATTTATTAGATAAAGTATATGGTATGTTTGCTGCTGAGATAAAAAATAACACAATGGGTGGAGCTGCTAATAATGTTAAAAAACAGAAACACCTATCTATGACTTGGGAAAATATGAAAGGTTTTTTAAAAGGACCCGGATATGATTTTGCACTAAGACAATATATAATTGGTGGTAAATCAGGCCAGGCAGTTGTTAGTTATGAAAATTGGGCAAAAATAGTATTGTGTGATTTTGCAGATTTACAGGGAACCTCTTATGCTGAATTGGAAAGGTTATTTAAAAAGAGATAGAATAAAAAGAATATATAAACTGAAAAAGTATTAAAAATTATGGCAGGTTTTGCAGATAAGGACCCAAGAAATGGACCTTGGAGTACCAATACTAGACCTTTTAGTCTAAGTAACACACTGAAAAGATTATCCTCATTTGGAATGAGATATGATGATCTGATTCTTAGACAATCACAGGCAATTGGTCCTCTTGAAGATAAATTTGGGTATGGCGATATCAACCCAATGGGGATTGATAATGACGACATGTATGCAGCATTCGCTGCCTTATCTATGGCTGATACTACAATGAGGAAAAACATTCCTTTTTTCGATCAGCAATATGAGGTAAAAAGAGAAGAACTTAGAAGATTTTCAGTAAATGATGAAATAGAAGATATTTTAGATATTTTATGCGATGAAACTATTGTCTATGATAATAAGAATTTCTTTGGTTCTCCTGAGATATTAGGAGTTGAAGTTTCTGATGGTATTCAAAAAGACCTTAACAGATATTTTAGACAAATATATCACGCATTTGGTTTTAATTCAGATCAATCAGCATGGTACTATTTTAGAAAATGGTTAATTGATGGTTATCTTGCATTTGAAATTATTTATTCACCAGATCAGACTGAGATTATAGGTTTTAAAGAACTAGACCCTATTACACTTATACCTGGATATAATAAAGAAGATGGTAAAAAAGTATGGATTCAGTTTAAAGACGATCCAGTAAAAGAGAGAACTCTTTATGATTCTCAAATCATTTATCTTTCGTATTCTTCAATTACAACTGCATCTAGAGTAAGTTATGTTGAAAGATTAACCAGATCATTTAACCTATTAAGAATTATGGAACACACCAGAGTAATTTGGGCTGTAACTAATAGTTCTTTCAGAATGAAATTTGTAATACCCGTAGGTGGTAAGTCTAAAACGAGAGCAAAACAGTCTCTTGCACAACTTATGAATTCATATAAAGAGGTTGTTGACTTTGATTGGGAATCAGCTTCAATGCAGACGAATGGTCAGCCAATGTTACAATTTAATAAAGAGTATTGGTTACCAAGTAAAGATGGTGATAGTCCAGAAATTGAAACACTTGATAGTTCAGGACCAGATCTTTCAGATACCGAAGCACTTAAATATTTCTCAGATAAACTGAAGCATGTATCTAAAATACCTTATTCAAGATTCTTATATGAAGATGGAGGAGGAGACTTTAACATGGCAGCAGATGGTATGATTAGAGATGAAATCAAATTCAGCAAATTTGTAAAAAGACTAAGATCTGCTTTCCAAGAAATTCTTGTTAAGCCACTCTATTTACAGATGTGTATTAAATATAAAGACCTTTCTGAAGACCCTCAATTTAAAACACAGGTAGCATTAAGATACTATAAAGATAATGATTTCGCAGCATTGAAAGAAATGGAAATCATGGAAAGAAGATTAGACTTCGTTTCAACAATGAGAGACAGTTTAATGACAACAAATCAAGAAACTATGGAAGAAGAATATTTCTTTGATATGGGCTTCTTAGTTGATAGATATTTACAATTAAGTCCAGATGACATTGCAGCAAATGCCGCAGCTAAAGCTAAAGAAGAAAGAGAAAAAGAAGAAGCTCCAGAGCCGGAAGACCCAATGGCAATGTAAAAAAGATATATAAAATATGAAACTACAAAGAATAACATCGTATGAGCAATTTACAAGAGTTTTTGGTCCTATAAACGAAGAGGAGAAACAATCTTTATCTTCTATTAAAGCAGGAGATGAGAGTAAAGTTGAAGTATCAGATCAAAAAACAGCAGATGGTAAAATAATATCAGCTCAAGAGATTTTAGGTCAAATAATAGCATCCGCAACTGAAGGTGATTTTAAGAAGTATTTCTACGATAAATATGGAACTACTAAATTTGATACCGAAACAATGGGTCAGATGGTAAAAAACTATCAAGATTACATGACTGAAGTTGCAGTAGATGATAAAGAAGAGGAAAAAGAAGAGAAGAAAGAAGGTGGAGGCGATGATGACAAAGACTCTGGAGATGGCGACGGAGGAGGAGAAGATCCACTAGCAGACTTAGGCATTTAAAAAATAGAAATTTATTAAAGATATATACAAAAAATAAGAAACAAAAATGGATAAACTTATCGACAAGACAAGCAAGTTTGATTTGTTAATAGTAGAAAAATCCTCATCAATTTTAACTAAATCTGGTGAAGATAAAGACTATGTTTTAGAAGGTACTTTTGGAGAGATAGATGTTAAGAATAAAAACAACAGAATCTATACAGAAGGAGAATATTTACCACAAATCGAATCATTGCAGAACAAAATTAATTCATCTAAACTATTAGGAGAATTAGACCACCCTCAACAATTTGATATATCTTTAAAGAACGTATCTCACGTTATTGAAGAACTAAGGTATGACAAAGATAATAAACAAGTAAAGGGTAAAATCAGATTATTAGATACTGATGCTGGAAGACAGGCTAAAGCCCTTGTCGATGCTGGAGTACCATTACATATTAGCTCAAGAGCTGCTGGAGAAGTTTCAGAAGGAGGTAAAGTAAAGATAAAGCAATTATTTACTTATGACCTTGTTGCAGATCCAGGTTTTCAAAATGCCGAATTAACACGAGTAAATGAATCTTATGGTTATTCAAATGACGAAAATTTATTTATTTACGAGGTATTTAAAAGAAAAGAAGAAACAAAAAACCAAAACATAATAGAAAATAAAAACGAAAAAACAATGGAAGAATTTGTAAAAACAGATGATTTCAACAACTACACAAAGTATCTTGCTGAGCAGATTAAAGGTTTAAAATCAGTTATTTCTGAAATGACAGAAAAATCAAATGATGGTTCTAACGAAACTAACGAAACTATCGAAACTGTAACAGCACATAACGACAGTATTGTTGAACAATTAAACAATTTAACTGAATATGTTAAATATGTTGCAGAAAAAACAGACCAGAACATCTCTTACACTGAGCATGTTGCTGAAAAAGCAGACCAAGGAATTCAGTATGGCGAATACATTGCAGAAAAAGTAGACCAAGGAATTGGATATACTGAGCATGTTGCAGAATCTTTAACTTCTTTAAAAGATTACGCTAACTACGTTGCAGAATCTTATAATGAAGGTGCTGAAACTACTGAAAAATTATTAGAGTATGTTGAATACTTAAGAGGTAATGTACAGAACGTAAGTGAATACGCTAATTATATCGCAGAATCTATCAACGAAAATTTAGTAATTGAAGGTGATGATGTTACTGCAAAAGAATTCGATGAGTCTGATGAGGACAACGAATTAGAAAAAGTTGGAGACAACTCTGGAGAAGCTAACAGAGCTGATGGTGGAGCTGGACAAGAAAAAGAAGATTTAGATAATGAGTTAAAAGACGTTACTGAACCAGAAGAGAAAGAAGAAGCTGATAAAGATGTTCCTAAAAACTCAGGTAAAGACGGCGCAGATGACCCATTAGAATCATATAAAAATGAAATTTCTAGCAAGTTAACAGATTTATTAGAAAAAGCATCAGCTAAACAAAACGAAGATCCGCATTTCTTTAAATTAGTTAGTTCAGCAACAGCTGAAAAATATAACCAATTAGATGAAAATTCTAAGACTGAAGCTAGAAAATCAATTGAGACTTCAGGATTTTTAACTGAATCTCAAATAACTAGAATTATTGAAAACGTTAATGAAGTATCAGGAAACGTTTCAAACGAACCTTTATTTATTACTGCAATGCCAGTAGAATATAAAGATAAATGGAATTCACTTTCAGAATCTAAGAAAAAACAAATCACTGCTCAATCTAAGACTCGTAAATTAGAAACAGAATATCAAGTAAGAAACTTCTGGCAAACTAGAGACCTTAGAGAAATTGCACCAGTAATGGAAAAAGTAGAGATGATTAACGAAAGTAAAAAAGAAGAAAAAACATTACCTTATAATTTAGATGGTGTTCAAGAAGCATTATCAAAAAGATTTAATAAGTAATAAAATTCTATTTTTGTTTTTTAAAGCCCAGTAATTACTGGGCTTTTTTGTGCTTCCAGAAAGATATATACTAAAAAAACAA